CGTTACCGATCGTGTTCGCCAGCCCCGCTGCCAATTCCTTGTTGGCTTCGCGCAAGCGATTGAGCGCCGGATCGACCGCGTCGGCCGCCTTCGCATACTGCAGCGCCAGGTCGGCGGCGAACGCTTTGATCTCCGGCCTGGTCGATTCTCTAGCTAGCTCAGCCGCCTTGGCAGCCAGGACGCCCAACTGCTCGACCGCCTTTTGGCGCACGGCGTAGACATCGCGCTCAGTTTCGAGCAGCGACTTGCCGCTGATCTCGGCCAATAGATTCGCGGCCTCCTCGGCGCGCCCCGTATTCTGCGCGACCTCGCCAGCGCGGCGTTGCATGTCGGCGTACTGGTTCGCGATCTCAGTCAGTGTGCTCTGCTTCTTTACGTCGGCATCGCTGATTCGGCCACCCGACTGTTTGGCGAGGATCTGCGCGTTCCGGTCCGCAATCTGCGCACGCAACCGGGCCGCGCCCAGTTCGTCGCCTTCCAGTTGCAGCAGATTGGCGCGGTAATTCGTGACTTGGTCGTCTAGCGCCCTGATGCTGGCATTCAACTCCTGGTTGGCGAGTACCTCCTCATGCTGGCCGGCGGTTGATGCCTTCTGCTTCTCGACATCGAAGTGCCGGATCTGACCTTGCAACTTGAGCCGCTCAGATGGATCGATGACCGACTTGAGCAACTGCTGCGTGGCAGCCTTTTCCTTGTCAATCTCGGCTATTTCTGCCGCAGTGTTTTTGCGGATGTCGGCGATCTTGCCGTCATAGAATTCCTGCAGCGACAGCCGGCCCGCCTGATATTCGCCTTGCTGGAAACGGTTGTGGAACTGTAGCGCTTCCTTTTCCTTGTCAAGCGCATCCTTGAACGCCTGCACCCGTTCCGCATAGATCGCCTGCGCCTTCTGTGCGGTCTCCGGATCGGTGTTGTCCTTCAGCGTCTGCTGTCGGATGGCGCGCTTTTCCGCGTCGGTGAAGCCCTTGCCAGCCGCTTCTGCCTTCGCGAAATCGGCCTCGTCGCGATCCTGCATTTCCTTGAGCCGTGCGCCTGGCTTGGCCCGCCGGTAGGTCGCATCGAGCCGCTGCCGCGCCTCGTCGCCTTCCTTTTGTGTTTTCCCGGTCTTGGCGGCTGCAGCAGCCTTGGCGGCCTCGCTGTCCTGTTCCTTCAGCAACCGGCTACGCTCGTCCTCCAGCGCCTTTTTCCCGCCGCCAAGCAAGCTCGAAATGGCGAACGGGTTGAAGTTGCGTAACTTATCCTCGACGCGTTTGAGCTTGCTCTCGACCGTCTCCGGCCCACCGCCGGCATCGTCGACAGCCGCTTTCCAAAATTCGTCAAAACCGTTTTTCGCTGCCCGCAGTGCCCGCTCCACAAACCCGACGTTCTTGTCCAGCTCCTTGTAGCGTTCAATGACCCTGTCCAAGATGGGGCCCTGCGCATCGGCGGCGTGGCCCTGTTCCTCCATCATCCGGAAGGACTTCAACTCGGGTGCCGTGAACAGGTTCTTCGACCGATTGATCTCTTCGGCAAACCTGGACGGGCTGCGTACCATCTTGGCAAAATCGGCCGCCACTTCGTCGGCGGCTTTCCCAGTGGCCTGGCTATACAGCGCAATCGCTTCGGCGGCCTTGCCGATCGTCTGTGGCCCGATTTCGCCGGTCTGGATCGCAGCCAGAACCGCATCTTGTGCGGCACTCACCGTCACTTGGCCGCTGGCCGCGATCTTTTTCGCCAGTTCATCGAACTTGCCCGCTGTCATCCCGGCGTAATTACCGGACAAGACCAGGGCATCCGCAAATTCCTTGCTCTGCTTTGCGCCCGTATAGTACGCATAACCCACCGTGCCGATCACTGCCGCCACTCCGCCAAAGGCTAAGCGCAACGGCGTGAGTAGCGACAGTACCGCGCGGAACGCACCGGCCGCACCCCCGAAGGTGCCGGACAACTGCGAGCCCTGTTGCACGAGTGCCGTCAAGGGCGATTGCCCCGAAATCACCTGGACGAAGAAATCATGCAGCTGGAAATGCAGCTGCTGCGTCTGAAATGAGGTGAGTTTGTTGGCTTGGCCGAGCGCGGTGGATTGCTTGGCGGCTTGTCCCGCTGCTGCGGCGAATGCGCTGGTGGCGGCAGCGGCGGCCCCAGTGACTGGGCTAGAACCGGTGGTAGCCGTGGCCCCGGCCTGTGTCACACCCCCGCCTTTGCTTGCCGCCGCATTCAGGTTATTGATGGCAGCCGTGGCGGTATTGGCTTGTGCAGCAGTGGTGCCAAGCGCGGCAGCGGTCGCTGCAATCCCAGGTGCCGTGTCGAGTGCATTGGACGCAGTCGCCAGTTCCTGGATTGAGGAAGCCGCTTTCGATGCGTTCGGCGCCACGCCTGCGCCCAGCACGCGCCCTTGCGCCTGCGCGGCATTGGTCAGATTCTCGGTCGCATGCTGCGCCTTGGCGGCCTGATCCGCCATCTTGTCGAGCGCATTCGATGCAGTCGCGATCGGCTTGCTGTCGACCACGGTGGCCGGTTCGCTACGTGCGGTCGCAGACACTGGGGCTGCGATGATCTGCGCCACGGTCGGCGTCTTGGGTGCCTGGAACGACACGCTGGCGCTGGCGGCGGCAGTCGCTGCCAGGGCTGCGCCGAACGCCCGCACCGCACCTGTGGCGGTGGCGGCTTCCGATGCCGCAGCGTGCAGGGATGCCGTCGTCTTGCTGAAGTCCTGCGCGCTTGCCAGCGCGCTGGTCGCGCCAGTCAAGCCTTTGATCGATTGGGCTGCCTCGGCTGCCCCTCTAACGATGCCGGCATTGAGCGCCTTGCCCTGCAGCGCCGCCGTGTTGGCCAGTTTGGCGACGACGGTTTCGGCCTTGTATCCTTCGCCGGCCATCTTGGCCAAGGCGGCAGCAGCGGAATTCACCTGCGTGCTGTCAACTGCCAGGGAAAGAGTTGTGATATCCAAGGCGCTACCTAATAAAAAAAGCTCGCCGAAGCGAGCCTGGAAATGAAAAAACCGCCCGGAGGCGGTTCGTTGGAGCGTTACGTTTTATTTCAGATCAAGATAGACTAGGCCACGGGTTTTCAGGTTGACCTTGCAAACGGCTGATACTCCCAGCATGGCGCCGAAGCGGTTTTGCATTTGTAATTCAGCCGGCCCCCAACTAAAAATGGCGTATTCCACTTCCCGACTTTTCTTAGGGTCACCAATTTTTACCGTCGTTGGATTGACGGACCGAGCCTTGATTGCTTGCTCACATCCGTAGCCTGCTTCAATCATGGTTAGCCCGCTAGGGTATTCCCGCTTATCAGCGATCATGCCGCCAATCATGAAGGTGGCAAATAAGAACATAATCAGACCGACGATTATCAAGGCACATATCCCTAAAACGCGCATACCGTTCCCCTTTCTTGTTGTAAGTAAGGAAATAATATGCGGGTCGCCTTGCCGCTTTGCGTTTCGTCAATCCTTACGCATTTCTTCCAGCGCCGCCTCTTCCATCGCGCGGATCTCTTCTTCCAGCTCGCCGTACTCTTCCGGCGTCAGGCCCATGCGATCCATCCGCCGGTAAAGCACGTTGTAGTCCAGCCCATACGGGCCGACCGGTCCCACGCGCCATTGCGTGCCAATGGAGGCGAACAGGTTCACGGCCCGGACATTGTCTGGCCATACCTCGACGGTCCATTCGTCGGCATAATCGTCGGCGGTCAGGCCGAAGTAGGACAGCTCCTTTGCGGCCGGCTGCTTGCGGTAAAGTGCGGCAGCCGCCGCCTTCAGTTTCCCAGCTTAAACTGGGTCAGTTCGCGGATAAAAGCTTCCACGATGGCGCGCGGCGCTGCATGGTACTGCTGGCACAGTTCCGCGACATTTTCGCGGTTGAACTCGCCATCGACGCCCGACCAGCCGACTGCGATATCCATGATCGCCTCCTCATCGCTGCGCTTGATCTCGCCTTCATTCTTGATGAATGCCAGATAGGCGTCTTTCGACATGTGCTTGAACTCGACCTTGATTGAGACGGATCCGCCAGGCGCCGGGATCTCAACCCGGGTTGTGAAGGTGGGATCGGGCTTCAGCTTGAGCATGCAGACTCCTTAATAGTGGGAAAAAGCGGCGAGGTTGCCCCCGCCGCAGTGGTTATTGCAACGATTACGACGTGTAACGGGTGACTTCGGCGACCAGCGACATGGTCACTTCCAGACCCATGACCTCGTTCTTGGTCAAGGTCGGGGTACGCGACAGCGTCACGTAGGCGTTCCAGTAGACGATGGAGCCGCTCGGCAGCACCAGGCGCACCGCTTGCGGCGTGCGGGCCAGGTCAGCAGCGTCCAGCACGGCATAGTGCGCCAGCGTCGCGTCATCGGCGATCTTGAACTTGAACGACACCGGCGACTTCACGGTCGGAATCTGATGC